CCCGCTCGTGGAGCGTGACGGTGACGCCGGTCATGACGTCGCCTCCGGCACAAGCTCCTGCACCGGGCTGTAGCTCCCGATCGCGTTCCCGGCGCCCAGCAGGAGCCGGTCAGCCTTGGAGAGGTAGAGCTCGCCGGTGCTGCCGCCGCCGCCGATCGTCCAGCTCTGGGAGTAGCCCAGGCCGCTCATGCTACCCTGGGTCGCGCCCATGGGCACGCCGCCGGAGCTTCCGTCGCCCAGCGCCCGGATCACCATCCGGCAGCTGACGACCTTCTTGGCGTCATCCTCAGCGCCGGAGGCGATGGCGTCGATCATGACGGCAGCGTCCTGCAGCAGGACGGTGCACACCGCCTGCTCGTCGGTGCTGAGATCTCGCGTCATGCGGGCCTGCACGTCTTCGACGGTCGCGTAGGTTGTCTCGGCCATGTTCGGCCCTCCTTTTGTCTCGGCGCGTGTCCGAATCGGACACGCGCCTCCGGTTATTCGTTCTTGGGCTTGGCGGGGCGTCCGCGCTTCGGCTTCGGGGCCTTGGGCTCCTCGGCCAGCCGGTGCCCGGCTGCCAGGTACTTATCGACCAGAGCCGCCGGCACGGACATCTCCGTACCGGTGACCCAATTGATCATAGTGACGCGATCCATCAGACGGTGGTCAGCAGGTTGAAGGCGCTGACGTCGGCCCGGAAGCCGACCTCGATCTCCGCGCGGACGGCGAACATGTTGTGCTCCCACAGGTTGACCTGCTGGCCGCCGATGGTCAGGCCGGTCTGATCCGCGAAGCGGATCTGCACGCCCTCGACGGTGCCCCACACGGCCTGCGTCCAGTCGCCGGCCACGCCGACGGTGTTGGAGCTGGCGGGGTTGCCGGCCACGTAGGCGCCCTTGCTCAGCACGGTGCGGGCGCCGAGGATCCGGGGGACGCTGCCGTCAGCCACACTGTTGATAAACAGGGGGCGACGGTCGCCGTCCACGGCAGCCAGCAGCACGCTCTGGCCCTGGGGGCTCAGCGCGATGCCGTCCATGATGCCGCCGGCGGTGGCGATGGCGGCCTGCGCGGCCACCAGGCCCGCGTAGGCGTCGGTGGACAGGCTCTGCGCAGCGGCAGCGCCCAGAACGTCGAAGTCACTGCCGGGAGCGCCGGAGGCGGGGCCGAAGACGGTGGCGTCGAACTTGGCGGCCAGCGCCAGAGGCAGACGGGCCACGATAGCGTCGTACAGGGAGGCGGCGTCGCGGCGGAACTCGTCGGAGAAGGGCACGATGACGGCCAGCTTGTAGCCGCGCATGATCTTGGTGGCGAGAGAGGGGTTGCTCACGGGCTTGGCGTCGGTCTCGTCGACCCAGGCGGCCTGGGGGTCGCCGGTGATCACGGGGATGGCGGCGCCGCGGCCGGGCAGGGGGATCTGACGGGCGAGCTGCATGATGGCGCTCTGCTCCTGGGTCTTCTGCAGGATGGCAGCAGACACCTCGGCGGGCAGGGTGATGTTGGTGCGGTTGGTAGCGATTCCAGCCATGGTTATGATCTCCTTTCAGAATTGCCGGATACGGTCCGGCTCCGGTTGTTAAAGGGCGTCCTTCGCCCACTCGGCGAACTTGTCGCGGGCGGAGGAGCTGCTGGGGGTGTGGACCTCACCGCGATCCGGCAGACCAGGATAGCTCGGAGCCTTGTTTTGCTCCGCGTAGCTCTTGATGGCCTCGGCCTGCGCTTTGCAGGCCTCCTCGGTGCTCTCCGTGAGCAGGCTCGCGGGGATGCCGAGCTCCTTGGCCACGCTCTCGCGGATGTCGCGCACGGCGTTGGCCGCGCGCAGCCCGGCCAGCTCGTCGGTGAGCGCCTGGATCTTCGCGTCCTTGTCCGCAGCCGCGCCGGAGGTCTCCAGCTGCTGGATGCGGCTCTGAGCGCTGCTCAGCTGGCTGCGCAGGTCGTCCAGATCGGCCTTGGCCCGGCTGACGTCGGCGCCGTTCAGGTCCATGATTTTGTCCAGGACGTCCTTGTCGATGTCCGGGAGCAGTGCGGTGATGTCGGTCCGTTTCATGCTGTTTCCTTTCTCCGCTTACGCTTTGATCTCGGGGGTCGCGTCCCCAGCGGCTGCCGTTTTACGCCCGGCCGGCTGGTTTTTGGGTATGAAAAAAGCACCCGCTCGGGTGCTTTCGTCATTGGGGGGTGTCAGGAGGCGTCCGTCTCCTCGGCGGCCGAGCTGTTGAGCTCGATCCGTTTCTCGTAGGCGCTGCGCTGCTGGGCGCGGATCTGCTCGCGGTTCTGCGCGTAGAACTCCCGCCGCATGGCGTTGATCTTCGCCTGGGAGCTGTTGCCCTCCGCCGCGTCGTACATCTCGAGGTAGCGTTCCGGATCATATCCGGCCACCTCGGTGCTGGCGTCATATCGCACCGCGTAGGTGCAGTCGCAGTGGGCGTGGACGTGTTCGGCGTGCCCCTGCTTGATCAGCCGGGTGGAGGCGGTCTGCCATCCCCGGGAGGCCAGCGCGATGCAGAAGGCGCAGGTGTCCCCGTGCGGGATCCACGCCACCTCGGCTCCGTCCCGGATGGCATTGCGCAGCGTGGTGTCAACGCCGGGCATCTTCACCAGGCGCTGCAGAGCGCCGGTCAGCATCTCCTCGTTCTGGGACTGCTTGAGCACGCCGTTGACGGCCTTGGCCGTCTCGGCGTAGCTGGCCGTGGCGGAGATCTCCGCCGCTGGGAGGTAGCGCCCGCTCGCCTCGGCGAGCGTGTCGTACCAGGCAGCCGCCAGCGCGCCGGTGGCCTCGCCGTACTTCGTGGCCAGGGCGTAGGCGTAGTCGATCAGCACCTGCCGCTCGATGTTGAGCAGCCCGCCCTGGGCGTTGACCCAGGTGCGCAGATCCCGCGCTGCGCGCTCCGACACGCGGGAGAGCCTGCCCACGAAGGCCAGCCAGTCCCGACTGGTGATTGTCATCGCTTACGCCTCCAGATCCTGCACCAGCGCCAGCCCGCGGGCCCGCTGCTCCTGGCTGTTGATCCGGCGGATGTCCGCCTGTGAGAAGCCCAGCATCTCGAGGAATGTGTCCGTGCTGGCGAAGGACGACCTGGCGCCGGCGATCTTGACAGCGGCGTCCGCCGTCACGGCCACGCTGGGCATGGCCGGGTTTTTGAAGTGGGCCATGACTCCGATCTGATCCTCGGGAAGCTCGTCGAGCGTCAGATTCTGGGTGATCGCCATGGCCATCAGCGCGATGGTGCGCAGCGCTTCGCCGTTGCCAGCGTTAAGCTGCTCGGCCATGGCCACCAGCGTCTGGCTCTGTGCCAGAATGGCGTCGGAGCTCGTGGGATTGGCCTCGCTGACCACGCCCGTGTCGGTTACGGTCAGCCCGCTCGCTGCGGAAAACTGTGCCGCCAGCGTGCGCAGCATCTCCACATGCGGGGAGATGTTGCCCTGCGTCAGCTGGCCGAAGGTGGGCTTCTCGCCGGTTTCCGGGTTGGTGGTGGCCGCCAGGATGTTCCCGACGTACTGGCGGAACTTCGAGTTGGTCACCGCCTCAAACTGCTCATCGGTCACGCCGAGCAGGTATTTCTGTGGCGTCGTGGAAAACTCCAGGCCGATGGTCGCGTTGGCGATGGTCCGCACGTAGCCCTGGATCAGGCGCCGGATCGGCTCCTTGATCCGGGACCGTCCGAAGGGTTTTTCGCTCGTCGCGTTCCAGATCAGCGGCTCCATCAGCGGCCGGCCCATCTTGTGCCGGTATTCCTGGGCGCTCCACTGATTGTCGACCCGGGACAGCGCCCAGACGGCCTCGTCAGTGTAGAGGTAGATCAGGTTGGGGCTCCAGGTCTGGGCCGCCGTGTTGTCCGGCGCCGCGTCGATGATGGCCATGCCGTAGGCAATCCGGCCGCGGTCGCCGTCCCACCGGGCCGCGGCCGTGGCGGGGGAGTGGAAGCGGATCTTGCAGCCGATCGCCGGATCTGCGGAGAGAGTGGCAAATGTGCAGCCGAGCTTGAGCTCGTCCCGCGCCGCCTTCATGTACTCGACCAGTAGCCGGTTGTCGGCCACGATCTGGTCCAGCAGGGGGACGCCCTGGCCGCCCTCGTCGACGAAGCCGTCGAACATGCTGCGCGCCGCCAGGACGTCCACGCACTTTGCGCCCCAGGCACAGCCGATCTCAAGTCGAGCCACACCGTCCGGCAGCGCGATCCCGAGGTTGACCTCCCGCAGGGAGATCTTTCCCTCGTAGTATCGGTTTTTCATGTCGTTGGCCGAGGCGTGGCTCTCATAGGTGGAGATCAGCCTGGCCAGCATGTCCCGTTCCCGCGCGGGGAGCCCGGCCACGTTGCCGGGAGATATTCCAAGGATCATCCGATCATCATCCTCCTCGTCGGATCTCGTTTTGATGTTTTCGCGCCCCACAGCGCCAGGGCGGCCGCCTCGATCGGCGGGGAGTTATCGCCGCCGAAGCCCCAGCCGCCGGAAATGGGCCGCCGGGTGGCCGTGACGGCGCTCTCCCGGAGGACTTCCTGCCCCTTGTACCAGCTGACGGATCGCTCCGCCAGGGCATCGGTCAGCGTGCTCGCTGCGGCCACGACCTCACGCCCGGAGGGGCGCACGACGCTGCCGCGGATCTTCCAGGTGTCGGCGATCCGATCCACCAGCACGTCGGCGCCGTTGCGCCCGTCGATGACCACGCAGCTGGCCCGGCTGTAGCGTTCGCAGAGCCATTGAGCCAGCCAGCGCGTGCCGGCGCTGGTGGGCTTGCGCTCGATCAGCGAGATCCGCGCTGGCCCGGAGGCCGGGATCACCGCGCCGCACAGGGCCACCTCGGCCCCGTCGGCGGAGAACTTGACGCCGTAGGCCGTCTTGCCGTCCGGCTTCGGATCCTCGCTGCAGCAGCCGTCCCAGACGGCCGCGTCGATCGCGTAGTCGACCGCGTGGGCCAGCACCGGAGACCACCAGCCCAGTCGCTCCCGGGCGAAGCCGTCCGCGGGCAGGGTCCGCAGCTCCTCGGCGGTGAAGCTCTCGGTCAGCCGGAGCCCCAGCGCCGGGTTGGCTGCGGCCCAGAGGGTTCGGTCGTCCAGGTGGATGGCGTCGACGCTCGGAGCCTCTATGCTCCACTCATGCCACGCGTCGTGCGCGCCGGGATCCTCGGTGCATATCACCCGGCGCCGGCGGAAGGCCTCGCCGGGGCAGCCAGGATAGGGAGGCGTGCCGGTGTAGATGATCTGCCGCGTGTCCGTGGAGCTGGCCGCCAGAGTGGCCATGACGGCCTCCATCTGGTCGTCTGTCAGCTCCTGGGCCTCGTCATAGACAAGCAGAGAGACGCCATCGAATCCGCGCCCGCGCTCCCGTGAGCGCGTGGCGTACTCGATAGCGCCTCCGTTGATCAGCTCGATGCTCTCCTCGCCGTTGGTCCAGCGGATGTTCTTCACCATGGCCATCATCTCGGGATGGCGGCGGTCAGTGAAGATAGCCGCCAGGCGGCGGAAAGACTTCTTGCTCGTCACCACTTGGTGGGCGGTGTGGAGGATATGCTCCCCCAGGGCGATCAGCCCGAACAGCTCCCGCGCTTCCAGGCAGACGTTTTTGCCGTTCTGCCTCGGCACGGCCAGCCCCGCGCTGGTCACGTTGTACTCGCCGCGCTCGTCCCGGCCGAGCCAGCAGTCGAGCACCGACCGCTGCCAGGGATCCAGCCGGCAGCCGTAGGCCTCCCTGAGCAGCGCGGCGTCCTCGCCG